GGACCAGACCGCGCGGGCGAAGTTCAGGCAGAAGCGTGAGGCGCGGAGCTGGCGCGTGGAACGCGAGACAGTCAACCTGTTTGAACTCGATCCGGCGGCGCCCGACTACCTGACGACCACTTACGAGGCGGAAAAGGTGCCGGGTGAGGTCATGCGCGCGCTGACGATTGACCGGCAGCAGGCAGGCTTCTGGGTGGAAGTCCGCGCGTGGACGGCAGAACCGGCGAGCTGGCAGCTATTCTTTGGCAAGGTGGACACGATTGACAGCGTGCGGCTGGTGCAGGCCAAGTATGGCGTGCCGGATGCGTGCGTGGCGCAGGACCGGCGCTATCAGCCGTCGCAGGTTGATGCGGAGTGCGTGCGCTACGGCTGGCGCGGACTGATGGGATACCCGCGAAAGACCTGGACCTTGCGCGATGAGGCGACCGACAAGCTGGAAAACTACCCGCACAGCGATCCGAAGTTTGCGAGCGTCGGCGGCGGATTCAGCGCGCCTTATTACGAGTTCAGCAGCTACCACGCGAAGGACATGGTGGCGGATGCAGTCGCCGGGAAGCTCGTCAAGTGGTGGCAACCGCGTGACGTAAACCCGCTCTATTACGAGCATTTGCAGGCGGAGGAAAAGCAAGAGGCGCGCCCCGGCGTCTGGGTCTGGAAGGAAATCAAAAACGACCACAACCACGGCTTTGATACGTCGGCCATGCAGGTCATCATCGCAATCGTGGCAGGGCTGGTGCGTTGCCGGTTGGAAAGCTAGGCGCGCGCAATTTTGACGCTTTGCGCCTTTGCAAATGAGCAAAGGCAACCACTTTTCTTTCGCGCTGGTCGATAACCCCGGCGCCGTTGACGTTGAAAAAGGCGTCATCCTCGGTGTTGCGGTTATCACGGAAGGACCGGCGCGTGGGCACTTTGACTGGGAAACTGGCAAGCCGCTCCATGCCGATGCCGAGACTCTGCGCGAAGTTATGGAGTGCGCCAAGACCTATGTTGGCGGGCTCAAGGTCAAAATGAACCACGGCAGCGGCGTCGGCGACATCGTGGGCCGCTTGGACAATTTCCGTATCGAAGGCACCGTCTTGCGCGCCGATTTCATGGCGCTGGCAACCTCTGCGCAGCGCGGCTATATCTTTGAGATCGCGCAAACGATGCCGGATGCCTTCGGGCTTTCCATCAGTTTCAGTGGCAAGCCCAAGGTCGGCGACAAGCTCGCCTTTGCGCGTTGCGCGGAAATCTACAGCGCCGATTTCGTGGACGAACCCGCCGCCAACCCGAACGGACTCTTTCAACGCGGCAGCGGCAACACCGCCGCCGCACAACCTGAACCCAAATCCAATCTGAACATGGACGAAGAAAAGAAAAATGACCCGATTGCGGACCTTTCCGCCTCGGTCGCCACCCTGCTTGGCCGCCTCGAAAAGCTCGAAGCCAAGCTGTCCGCCGATGTCGGCGAAGAAAAGAAGCCCGAAGAGATGGCCGCGCTGGCTGAAAAGTCCGCGCTCGCCGCCCTGAAGGAATACACCAAGCAGTTTGGCGCGCCCCCGGCTGCGCCTTCCGGCGAGACCAAGCGCGAGGAAAAGAAGCCCGAGAAGAACTTTGAGGCCGTCGTGGTCGAAAAGGCCGTCGAGCTGAAATCCAAAGCCGCTGCGATCAAGTTCGCCGTCGCTGCGCACCCTGAACTTCACAAGGACTACTTGGCCCGCCTCTCCGCTGGTCAGGTCATCAACCTCTAACCCAACAAAGGAGCACACTTAAATGGCTACTCAATATGACGGCGACGGCTCGTTCCTCGCCAATGCAGATGTCAGCGCCTTCCGTGCCGTCGCCATCAGCGACAATCGCGGCATCGGCCTGAACCCAAACAACGCCGCCCCCATCGGCTTCACGCAGCAGGACGCCGCTTCCGGCGCTTACGTTGCCGTGAAGTTCTTCGCCGGTCCTGGCACGCAGAAATGCGCCGTGACCGCCGCCCCCGTGACGGTTGGCAACACCTTATACGCGGCTGCAAACGGTTTCGTCGCCCCTACCGGCACTGTCCCCGTGGGCCGCTCACTTACGACCGCTGCGGACAACGCTTCGATCATCGAACTCGTCCATGTGGACAAGATCGCCTAACCCTTAACCTCAAGGAGATTTTACTATCATGTATGCAAATGCTGGAGCAGTTTTTCGCGCCGATATTTCCGGCGTCGTTGTAGAGGCTGGCACCTGGGAGGAGAACCTGATCGGCTCGCGCGTTGCGCCCGTCGTCAATGTCTCCGCCAAGGACGGCCAATATCCCAAGTTCAAACTCGGCACGGGCAACCTGCTGAAACGGGAAACCGCGCTCAATCGCGCCCCCGGTTCAAGCTACGCCCGCGGCTCCCTCGCTTACGAGCAGGACACCTACGCCACCAAGGAATACGGCTTCGAGCTTCCGCTCGACTATGTGGACCGCAAGGACACCGCTCGTTTCTTCGACGCGGCTGTCATCACCGCCGAACAGGCGAAGCGCAAAATCCTGCTCGATTACGAAATCCGCACCGCCGCGATGACGTTCTCGACGGGCAACTACGGCAGTGCCACCAACAGCGGCACCGCCTACACCATTGCGAACATCGCGACCTTCGACGTTGGCCTCGATGTGGACGCCGCCAAGGGCCGCTTGCTCGGCAAGGGCGAGTCCGACAATCAGCTCTCCGTTGTCATGTCGCACGATGTGTTCACCCGCATCCGCGCTTCGACCAAGCTCCAAAACCGCCTGCGTGGCATCGGCGTCTCCGCCGACACCATCCTGCGCGTTGACGAGCAGGCCGTCGCCGAGGCGCTGGGCGTGAAGGAAGTGCTGGTCGGCAAGAACTACTACGACACCGCCGCGCAAGGCTTGGCCTTCGCTTCCGGTGCCATCTGGTCCAACCTGTATCTCTGGGTGGGCCGTCTCGGTTCTGCTGGCACGCCTGCCGCCATGCTCAATGGTGGCTCGCAATACACGCTCAACTGGAGCGAGTATGGCCCTGTGCTTTCCGTTTTTGAATACGAGGAGCCGCAGAGCAACAGCACCATCATCCGCGCGTCGCAGCACGTCGTGGAGAAGGTCGTCAATGCCAACGCTGGCACGCTGATCGCGACCCAATACGCCTGATCTGAATCCGGCTGACTTACAAAACCCCGCTCTTAACTGGGCGGGGTTTTTTTGACGACCCGCGCTGCGTTGTGCAGCACCTCACCCTATGCTTTATAGCATACCGCGAAGCCGCCACGATTGAGCGCTTCCTTTCCGCATGGCGACCCTACTATGACGCCATTTCATTTGTGCAGGCCGTCGGCACGTCCGAGCCGGACGGCACCGCGCAGGCCGTGATTGATTTCTGCGATGCCAACCGCGTGCCGCTGGACAAGGCGGAATACCGCAACGCACCGGGCCGCAACTGGCGGCACGTTGATGACTTCGCGGCGGCGCGGCAGCTTGCGTTTGACAACGCCAACAGCGCATTACCCGGCGACTGGCTGTTTTGGGCCGATGTTGACGACCTGCCGGAAGGCGATCCCGAAGCGTTCCGCGCCCTTACGGAGTCCGACACCGTGGACCTTTGGCGGTTCCCTTACGAGGTGCCGGATGCAGGCAAGATGATTATGCGCGAGCGGCTGGTGTGTGCGACCGCATGGCCGCGCTGCAAATGGGTCGGTGCCGTGCATGAAGTGATTGCCAAGCACAGCGACGTGCGCATGGCGGATGAACACGCGGGCCTGCGCTGGATTCACCGGCCAACGGAGGCGAAGGAAAAGGACCAGTCGCGCAATCTGCGCATTCTCAACAGCCAGCTAGAAAGCACGCCGACGAATCTCTTCTACGTCGCGCAGGAATACATGGCGGCGGGCAATATCCCACTGATGCAGCGTTACGCGCGGCTCTTTATCGAGATGCCAGCGGCAGACCAGGCGATGCAGTATCAGGCGCGGCTTTGGCTCTGTAAGGCGGCAGAAACGAAGGCAGAGGCGAGCGAACACGCACTCGCGGCGCTCTGGCTTTACTCCTACGCGGAGGCGCTGGCAGCATGCGTCAAATGCGCCATGCAGGAGGATGACGCGCCCAAGGCGGCATACTTTGCGGCCATGCTGGAAGCGTGCAAGGTGCCTGCGGAGTTGATCTGGTGCCACGAGCCGCGCTGGTATAGCTGGGCGCGCGAGGATCTGCTGCGCCGCGTGAAGCGCATGAACGGGCAGCAGGTTGAGCCCTACGAGCGGCAGGCATTTATCATCGCGAGCGACCCCGGCGAAGCGGTGCAGACGCGCGAAGTGTGGCTGGCCACAGCAGAGGACAAGCGCGTGGAGATCGGCTTTGTCTGCGAGAATGACAAGTGCCGCCACTGGTTGCGCCAATTC